GTTTGCGTTGGCTCCCCAGGTAACAGTTGAACCCTCCCAAAGTTTAATTTCTCTAATCTCTCGGTAACCAGCCTTATTGTCGCTCTTTACAATTTCAAACCCAACGCTATGCTCGTTAAAAACGCCCTCTTTGTAAAGCTTTATTACGTCCTTGCCGTAGCTTGTTTCTGTAATCTTAGAGGTAAAACGCAAGCCTTTAGCATCCTCCATCAATTCCATAGGTTTTGCCAATGGCATCAAAGGATTGTGCTGGAGCAAGTGCATGATTCGATTGCGGCCTTGCGGTCCGTTCTCTGCAACTGTCTTTTTGTAAGAGCCTGAAACAATTACGTCGCCATCGGAATCAATATTGTTAAACGCGGAAAAATATCCCGTAACGATTCCTTTAACGTCGTCGACGTCCTCAATTATTCCCTCGCTTAAATTCTTGTAAATCATTGCGTCTTTTTTTGTAAAAATAAAAAGGTTAAAAAAAAATGCAAACCTATAAAATTATTGATAAATGAAATGAAAAGCTTTTGCCTCGCTTTCCTCAAAGATACCCGTAAAATTTTGGTAACAATTTTCAATGTCGCTTTGGCTTGGTCGCTGAAAAGACAAAAACGGCACGCAAATATAAGAGTTACCTTTTGGGTGAACTATTGTCCTAAAGTGTTCGTCAATTGGGATGGTTAAATCTAATTGGGCCATTTCCTTTGCAAATCGATACGAGTATAAAATCCCATGCGTGGTCCATGATCCATAAGTGCGAACTAAACGCTTGCTTATTCTGTCAAGTCTTGAATCTTTTATATTGGCGCCAAGCATTAACATATCCCAGTTTGCTGGCAAATCATTTACGCAATTAATTAAGTCGGGATAACTACCGCGGTACGTTGCGTCGTCTTCAAAAATCAAAACATCGCCCTGGCATTCTTGAAAAATCTTTTTAAAAGTTTGCCACAATCCAAGCCAACCCCATTCATGTTTAATTGCGCTTACTCGCTCAATATTAAAATGCGGCGATAACTCATTTATTGAGGCTTTCCATTTGTCTTTGCGTTGATCTAAGTTAATAACGTAAGCAATCATTTACGCATAGGTAAGCCGTCGGCGTCTCTCATAATTCTAAACACAACTTTGCATCGGCAATTACATATTTGGTCAGCTCCAGCACCTTGGGAGCCGTCGCCTGGTTGTCGCATATCATTACCGCCAACAATAAAGTTTTGGTCGAACGGAATCCAATCCTTGCCTCGCATTTCTGCATGGTCAGGACGTGTGCGCGTGTCGGTAGCTGGTATCCATTTCTTTTCGTACATAAAATCGGAGGTTGCAGCCGATTGCATAGCCGCGTTGTTGGTTGCAATGACCATTTCCGTACGCGCAATTAATTTGGCACGGTTTCTAAATATTAAAGAAATGCTTTGTTGAATGTTTGTGGCAATTTCTAGCGCACCAAGGCCCTCGTTTAATCCAGCAAGTACAATGGCTCGGATTATCTTTTGGCTAGTCTCGTTAATGCTTATTAATGTTTGCGGCAAGTTCCTAACTGCAAACAAACGCATAAAGTCACGCCAGCCAACGCGTAACGCTTCTTTTGTTGCTTTTGTTGGCGGTTGTATTGCGTTATACATAGCCTCGGCATAAGCCGTGCCAGCCACAACGTAAAGGCTTTCCAATGTGTCAGCCAAAGGCGCTGGCGTTATTAAATCAAAGCGGTTAATATTTCCGTCAGCTTGTTTAATTGCATCCAAATAAGGTTGCATTTGCTTTTTAAGAGCGGTAAATATTTGCTTTTCATATCGCCTTTCGTAACGCCTTTGCAATGCGTCCAATTGCTTTGCAAGTGCTAAATCCTTTTTAGTTGGCTGGGGCATAGTCTCCCATATTGTCTATGTTGTCAACCTCTGACGCTTGGAACTCGGCCAAAGTCATTAGGCCTTGAGGGATAAATGGTTGCTCCATTAAAGTATTTTCGTATTCGCCGTAGTTCATTGCCGCGCGCTTTTCGTTTGGAGTTAACCACCAAGCCTGGGACAATTGGTTTACAAGCTTATCCATGTCGTCTTGCATTTCAGGATAGGCCATATAATCGAAATCCAAGAATAGATTTTTATTACCGTACGATTCCAAAAGCCAGTTGTTAAGCACGTCTCGGATTTCAATATGCAACGGACGAACAACGTTATTAATTAGCGCCTTGTAAGCCGTTTCAATATTGTTAAACGTGCTTGCCTCTGTGTCGCCTAGTAACTTAGCATCTACGCCGTAAACGCGGCATAATGACCTTAAAATTACTTTTTGCGTGTCAATAATTGACATATCAACCGCATTCATTCCCATTTGAACCCAAGACAATTTCGCTGGCGTTATAATCACGTCGCCAGCGCGGTTGGAACCTTGGTAATTGGATTTGTAATCCTCTTTAAGACCTTGCGCTTGTTCGCGTGTAATGTTTACCGTTCCATCCCCTGTAAGTATGCCACGCGCACCCATGTTTTGAAGCATAGACAAAAGCGCTTGCTTTCCATCGTTTGACGTGGTTAGATCGCGGACCGCTGACCGCAAAGGTGAGGCGCCGTAAAGGTGATTAGCCGTTCCAGCCGTGTAACTTAAATTAATATTTTTAAGGTGTCCAACGTTGTTAGCGCTTATTCGCTCGTAACCGTTATACGTCAATCGGTATTCCTTAATCGGCTGGTTTAAACCTCCCGAAATGATTTCCATGTATTGCGCTGGCAAAGAGTACAACGCAATAATTGGCGCGTTTGGTTGTTCACCACGTCTAGCGCCGTAAATGTAGGCGTTGCCAGTTATTAGTCTAAATGCGGCAATTTCTTTTAAAAGGTTATCCCAAGTTTGGAACTCATTTGGCTTTTTAAATAGTCGGTCCAATTCGGGAATGCTGACCTCTTCCAATGCCCTCTCTTTAAATTGCTGAGCTTGAAATTTAGCACCAGAATTCTCAAAGCTGCCCGACATACTTTTATAGTACTTCAAAGCCTTTTGATCCTTTACCTCATAGACTACAATCGGCGCCGTGCTTACCTTGTTGATAATTAAGTTTATAATGGCGTAAAGGTCAGAGTTTAAATAAAGACCTTTCTCGATAAAATTTTGCGTTGTTGGTGCGGTCCAAATAACGTTGTTGCCCAGGTAAGGAAAAACCGCGTTTAAATAGGTGGAATCTTTTTGGTTTAAACCTAGCGCGGTTTTTATTCTATCTAAGTAATTCATTCCGTTTTCTTTTTTTGTAAAAATAGGGTAATAAAATAAAAAAATGATTCAATATTCTAAACGTGCCAAAATTTAGAAACCGATAGCTTATCAAAGACATACCTAATTGCATCGATGGTATGGTTAAAATCATCTCTTGGCGTGTCAGAGCGTTTGTCGCTCCAAATGTAATTGTTTAGCTCTTTTATAATTGTCTTGCTTTCGCCTGTTACTACAATTTGGTAGTCTTGCATTTTCTTAATTCCATATCTAACGGAGTCAGGCCCTTTGGTGCATGGGATAATATTAAAACCCATGTTATAAACCTCGTTTATTAGCCTTGGCTCTGCCGAGTCGGCAACGATCATGTCGTTAGGCTGGCAATGTTTACCAATCTTTTTGGCAATATCGTTGGTCGTTAGTCCCGTTTCTGCAAAGCATTCATGGCAATATATTAGCGCTTTATCCTCATCAACTGCAACTTTTATTAACGTGGTTGGGTCAACACTAAATCCAAAGTCCATGCCAAATCCAAAAGGCAAAGACGTGTCGAAATTATCAATTTTCCAGTTCTCAAAAATGGCTCCCTCGGCTTTGTCCATCCAATAACCCATGACAATATGGTTGTATTTAGTTGGGTTTCTTTGCTTTATTGCCTCAAAACGATTTATAACGGTCTTATTTAGGTTGTCTTTGTTGTCTAAATAGGTCGTATGAATGTAAGTACAATCGTTTTTTATGCCTGTAAAGCCTGAGTTTACCATGTAATCCTCAAAAAAACGCTTATAAACCCAATGTTCTTTGGTTGCTGGATTCATTACTAGCAAAACGCGGTTTGGTTTTTCAATTGCCCTAACGGATAAGTCTATACGGTCAAAAATATCCTCATCGACTAGCTCCTCGGCCTCGTCCATTACCCAGGTAGTAACTCCAGCGATTGATTTAAGGTTAGCCGTTGCCGTCCCTTGGCTGGTTTTTATGCCTTTAAACAGAATTTTAGAGCCTGTTTGCTTATTTATGATTTCAGACTGTGTTATTTCGAAATCGTCGACCTTATTCATCAACTCAATTTTATCGATGAATTCAGGAATGATTGAAATAAAAGCCGAGGTTAAAGTCCAACGGGTAAACAGAATGACGTGTCCTTCCTGGTAAGTTAAATTTAAAAGGAACATCGAAAGGGTCCACGATTTACCACTACCTCGACCGCCAGTCATTAAAAAATAACGGGTTTTCGGTACCTCTAAAAATAAAGGTTTGTATTTGTCTATTATTCGGATTGAATCCACTCGATTGGTGGCGTTATCCTGTCGCCTTTGGTTGTATGGTCATGGTCAAACTTATCACGCTGGCCAAGTCTTTGTTTACCTAGCCATATAAGCATACCACGGTCTTTATCCTTTAAAGCTGACTCATATTGCTTTGCAAGTAGTAACGCATCGCCCTTGCTTCTATTTTGCCGTAAAAACTCGGTAAAACCCATTGCGAGATCATCCTTGCAGCGGTTGTAAAATGTCTCTTCGTCAATGCCTAAATAGGCAGCGCATTGGACGCCTGTGCATCCAGCTTGGACTAGTCGTCCCATTTCAATCCAGTCGATTTGTGATTTTGGT